GCGTCCTCAGACGTCAACGCCTTTTCTTCCTTCTTGCTGCCATCGACGAAGCGAGGCTTGCTGCGGGCAGGATCGGCCTTCTTCAGAAGAGGCTCCAGAGCCGAGCCCACCGCCTTCGCGATGCGATCTTCGAGCGTCACTGGCTCCTGCTTTTTCTCTTCCTCGATACCCAGAGCCTTGTTCAGGGTCTGGGCGACAATCTCGGCAATGCGCTCATCGGAGACGGGCACGTCCTTCTTGTCTTCCTTCTTCAGATCGCCTGAGGCGTCAGCTTTGGTGGTTTCCATGGGAACGGTGAGGTCTTCACCAGTGAGTGCCTTGTGCATTGCAGCAAGGTGTCCGTGGACAGCATTCATGTGATCGGCAGACTTGGCGCAGCGTTCTGCATGTTGCGCAGTCGCGGTTTTGTGGCAGTCCATAATGTGATCGGTCGCTGCCTTGTACGCTTTCTGCAACTCTTCGGGAACTTGTGTCTTCATGGTGACCTCTGGATTAGTGTTCTGGAAGTCAGCTTTTTCGACCTTCTCCCAGCTTTCTGGAATCAAACTTGATAGGCCGAGTGCTTTTGCCCGGTCCTTAATGTGTGCGATTGTCGCTGCGCGATCCTTGGCGCGACCGATGGCTTGGATGGCGTTCTTCAGATCCTGCTCTGTTTTGATTGGATACCCACCACCGGGCATCGCGGCACCAGACTCAGTCAATTTGTTACGCTCGTCATCGCTGAAGTCGCGCTTCGCGCACGTCTCACATGCTTTGCAGACACACTTGCCGCATGAGCAAGAACCGTCCGCGGAGCACTTGCATTCGCTCGCGGCCTTCTGCAACGCGATCAAATCGTCCACACTCTTCTGGAGAACGGCGAGTTTCGCGGTCAATTCTTCGGTCCGCTTGTCCTTCGGAAAGTATTTAGCGATGAGTTCATCGGCGGACGTGCTCTCGCTGTCGCTCGCGAACTTGCAAAGTTCCAGCGCTCCGCTGGCGTCCTTTACCATCGAGAATGTAGCCTGCGGCAAGCAAGGGCGATCCACGAGCGAGATTTCAGCCGGGTCAGCAACGTAGTCGGTGATACCATCCTTCAGGTTCAACCGCTTCTCAACGTAGGCTCCTCCGATGGAGACTCCGGTCAAGACGCGCATACGCATTAGTTCTTTTGTGATCGGATCAACAGCCAAGCCGTTGACCTTCAGCTCCTGTACATCGTCCTTCCACTCAACAGCTTTGATAAGACCGACGGGCTTCTTCACGTCGTGCTGGAGCCGGACAGGAAACAGGTTCTCGCCACCAGAGGCAGCGGACTGTGACGCAATGACCTTTTCAAAATTGGGTTTGGAGCGGAGATAGTCGAGACGTTCTTTGGCACGGTCGGGAACACCGCCCTTGATGGCTGTGGCTTCAAACTCCCCGGTGAACGGGTCGTACTTTGTCAGTTGAAGAAACTCTTGCCACTTCTCAGCCATGGGTGTTTGTCTCTACTAAAGGGCGACGAAGTTATTCTTCGTCTGGCGTGGCGAGCCGGGGAATCAAGCCACACGTGCAATTCGGGTGAGTGTCGTCCAGAAGGTCACGGGCTTCATCCAGACTGTACGGACTATCATCGGCCAAATCCTGACATTCCTCGCAGGCTTCAGGTCTTGCTATCCAATCGACCTCTTCTACGTTCCCGATCTCGTCCCACGTGTTTAGGTTTCCCGTGAGTTCAGCTCGGTTGACTTCGGTTCGAGCGATGCACAGGGCACGAGCGGGCGAGAATATGCCCGATGACTCAATACCGGAAAGAAGGTCTTCGATCCCGGTTTCGTCCTCGAAGGAGTGAGTGATAACGTCGCGTAGCTTATCGCGAGTGGTTTCGGCAATGGACTGGGCACCGGAGCCGACCAACTCTGCTGCCCTCTCCTTCGCATAATTCGCAGCCGCTTGGTTGACAGCGGACACAAGATCGGCGCTAACGCTCCCGCCGAGAAGAGCGTTATCGTTTCCGGCAAGCGTGGCTGCTTCAAGTTCAGCGCGGATTTCCGCTGGCACGTCCGACCAATCAAGGACGCCGAGAATCTCCTCGACCTGGGCTTGCTGTTCAGCAGTGAGCGGCATTAGATTTTCCAGCCAGCACGGGCTAGACCAAGATGCGAGAGCATGACGCTGAGGTAAGTCAGAGCGGCTCTACCCCAATCCTTGTATTCGGCTTTGGTGGCAGCGGCCTCCACGGCATCGAGGCGAGTTTCGGTTTTCGCAATGCGCTCGCCGTGACTAACGATGGCGGTGTCAACCTTGCCCTCGATCCGTTTGAGTGATTCAAGAAGCAGAGCGTCGTCCATTACTTCACCTCCGCCCTGATCTTGGTTTTCACCTTCTCATGCAACTCAGCCAGCTTGCGATTGAGTTTCGCTTCGATCTTGTCAGCCGCTTCCTTCGCAGCCGGGTGATGCGCCTTCACCAGAGTCATCACTTCGCTGATGGACTTCTTCACAACCTCAGCGGTCTCGTCTGGCGTGGATGGCACAGCCGGAGCCTTTGGTGGAGCAGGTGGCTGCTTGATCTTGTCAATGTTGGCCTGCGTCATCTCCTCAACCATCGGGAACGGAATTGCTCCGGTTGGAGTGTCAATGAAGTGTTCGTCAGCCCACGGCTCATCCACCGTGTCCATACCAAGGTCACGGAGAACATCGTTGACGGTCCAGACGCCCTTCGCGAGATAACCAGTGTCGATCTGCATTTGCTTGAGACCGTCTTGTTCACGGCGCACGCGGAACGCAAACTCGTACTTGTCGCCATAGCCGAAGCGACGGATGATTTCGTTCATCACGTCTTCGAACCAATTGATAACTGGCTGCTGGCCTTCTGCCTCAGCGGTATCCTGAGCCTGTTCAGAGGTAGCGCGGTTCATCGACCGCACGAAAGCTTGTGGGTTAAGACCGAGCGTGAAGCACACGATACGCGCAAGCCACTCGTCAATCTCCGATTTCAGCAACGGCTCCTTCGGGAAGATGGCTTGCATCTTGCCGTCCGAAGTCATAGCCGGAATCATCTTGATCTTGCGACGCTCGCCTAGCTGGCCGGATAGGTTGGAGTCGATGAGCTGATTCCATTCCTCAATCTTTTGAGCCGGGGTGGAGGCGTCCACCGGAATGAGCATCTCTGGCGTGTTGCCCTCAGCGTAGTAAGCGAGCAAGAACTCCTGCGCACGGATGCCGATGTTCGCCATCGTGAGAATCTGTTCGAGGTGCGAACGGCCGTAGGCCGTATGGTTGCGAGGCTTGCGAACGGCGTAGATTATTTCGTCTTCGGTGAAGTCGATGGCTGGTAGCCCATACGCTACCTGCTGGTACGCGGCTGCCTTTTGTCCACAGCGCGGATCATCTGGATCGGTCACGACTTCGCACGGACGGCGTCCAGTGTCGTCGATCAAGACCTTGATGAACGCACCGCTGATGGGTGTGGCCGACAGAATCTGGCCAAGTACGTTCTGCTCCATCCAGATCGTCGCGCAGTCACCGACGTACATATCGGTGAGGATACGGTTGCCGAATCCGCGGAAATTGTCGAGGCCAGCCACGCGGCATGGGTGCTCGAAAAACGCTGTCAGCTTGTCGATAATCGGGTCTTCATCAGCTGTTTGCGCTGGCGTATCCTTCGCTTCGCCCTTAGGACGAATCTGCCAGTCGAGCGACAGAATTTTGTCGATGACCGTTTCCATCGCGCAGGACCAGAGGTTCCACTCATCGCTGGCTCGGAACAGAATGTCGAATGGGACGCGTGCAGTGTCCTCAGCACGCGGCTCCCAGATTTTGTTGAAGCCAGGGATGAAGGGCCACTGGCGTGGACGATACGACTTTGGAGCTGTCGGGATAGTCGGCTGAAGTGCGGAGAACCAGAACGGGTCGATGCCTGGGATTTCTTCAGCTCCGCCGGGTCGCTTGATTTGCTGAACGGGCACAGCCCGCTGTGCAGCCATCTGCGCGAACGTTTGCTTCAATGAAGGATTTGTCATGAAAGAGTCCTACTAAGGGTTTGCAAAGGCAGGACTATCGTCTGATGCCCAGCTCGTCACGTTCGCGGTTCGCCGTGGCCTCATCCTCCACGGCCTGCTGTTCAGCGAGCACGTCAGCAAGACCCTGAATCTTCCAAGCGTCGTAGCCAAGGACGGGAGCCACTCCCCAATTCGCACCGCAGCGCAGATTGCAAGTGGCGATGACCTTCTGATACTCAGGCATGAAGCGAAGCTTCTTCGGACCGACGAGACCGCAGCCAGGGCAGAGCAGATCGGCAAACTTATCGACTGTGAAGGCGCGGGCGAAGGCGGTCCTGAGTTGATAGGAATAATAATGATAGATTCGTACGATCCACGCTGGCAGCTTCATTAGAACCTCCCTCGACCCATGCGTCTGCCGAACTCCGCACGCATGGTGTCCTTCATACCTTCGCTGTTCGACTTCTTGCGCTCCTGTGCTGTCGGAGCCACGGACTGCTTTTTCTCTACAGTTGTGCGTGAAGTCACGGCCTTTGCCGTCTCAAGGCTCTCGAAGAAACCCCACCGATGTTCACGGCGATAAGCCCACGCTTGCGAGAACGAGTCAATCATGTCGTCGTACTCTGCGACATCCACACCAAGAGCGAGCTGCTGGAGGAAGTCGCGCTTCCACGGCGCATTCTTTGGCAGGTAGCAATTGCCCTGAGCGACCTCTGGCTGACAGGCCATGGCTCGGGACTTCTTTCCGCCTTCTGGATTCACAGCGACGATGGTCACCGGGAGCGGATTCGGTAGCTTACGGAGACGCTGGATGACGGCTGCACCGTTGGCAGTTTCTTCGATGAGCAGCACAGTGGGCCGGAGTTCCTTCGGGCACTTTGTGTCGCACACCATGTCAATGATTGCGCTCTCCAGCCGAACTGCATCCATGCGCTCATTGACGCAATCGAGAACGTAGTCCTTCTCGCGATTGAAGCCGTGCTTCTGGAGGCAGGAGAAGTCTGATGACTGCGTGCCCTTCATCGAAGCGTCCACAGACACCAGCACCTGATCGAAGCCGGGCAGCGGATGCTCTGGATCGGGCTTGCCGCTCGGGTCTGTCTCATACTCCATCCACCAGTTCGGGTCCATCAGGTTGCCCGTGTCAGGCATCGGCTTCTGCTGGTACTGCCCAGCCCAGCGAACGGGGTGCCGCTTCAGTTGTTCAACGACGTGTGGTGGAAAACGATCGGGCAGTAAAACTTCGCCCTTCTTGCGGTGGTAGACCTTGCCGGAAATCGGGAAGACGTAGTCGGTGTCCTCTTCGCACTCCAGTGGAATGACGATGTTGTGCCACAGACCCGGTTCGTTCTTGTTCAGGTAGCCGGGGAAGTCCATCTCATGCAGGCGCTGGCACACGACGATGAAGAAGTCTTTGCTCTGGTCGTTGAGACGCGAGTAACCTTCTGTTTCATACCAGCCGTTCGCGTTCTCGCGATCCGCTCCATACACGGACTCGTCGGC